CACTATCTCTCACAAACCACAAGCACCCATTGCAACATGGCCTCGCGATTCGCTGACGTCACTATATCACCCTCTAAATGAATATCACCTTTTTTGTATCGATTTATAGATATTCACGCCATTAAACTTATAAATTACGTAATTTATATGTATATGGGTGAAGATTTATCATTTATATGCGTTTAGATTTATCATTTTAATATCATATATATATATATATAGAAATGAACGAATCACAACCGATGAGAGCTTACATTGAACACAAGTATAGTGAGGAGAGCAAACGCACACTCGACTCAGCCCTGCTTGATGTGAACCGTCTTCAACATCGAATGAATACTATGGAGACAGAAGCGAAGCTAATGCGTGCCGCCATCAATGACATAGGACAGCATCTATGTGAGAGCAATGGTATGAAGCTAAGATGGACCGGCATCAAGGGATTGGATGGTGATAAAATTTAATCCAACCATCCAACCATCCAACCTAAATTTGAGTTTTTGAGTTGAAATTTTTTACATTTTTTTTCTGAGGTAATTGAATTTTAGGTTGGATGGTTGGATGGTTGGATTAAATTTTAAATTGAAATACGATTATTTCTTTTCTTGCTCATCCAATATAGTAATGGCTAATCAATTGAAAGGCAAAACAAGTATAGCATACAACAAAGGCTACACTGGGCGGGTCGGTATAGAAACGCTCACAGCAGACCAGTCTGCGTACTGGGAGAAGAAAGGCGTGACATTCCGCCCAATCCTCGAGTACAATCCATTGACCAAGGAAGAGGAGCAACGGTTGAAGACTGAATACTACGACAATAACAATCGTGTCGGATTTGAGAAGCTGTACGCAGCCGTGCGCCAGCCTAACGGTAAGAGCAAAACAGGGAAGCCTCAGTTCAGTCCAACCATCAGGCAAGTGCAGGCGTGGTCAGCACAGCAGACGGTTGTGCAGGATTACAAACCAGTAGAGAAGCCAAAGGAATCACGTCCTATCCTGGTATCGAATGTGAACGAGTTGATCCAGATGGATTATGTTGTGATGACTGAGAAGATGGCGTTCGGCAAGCATCGCCACATCCTCAATGCCATAGACGTGCTCAGTAAGAAGGCATACAGCCGCAGTCCTCTGACGCCCGTCGGTACTGCGCCAACAGCAGCACAGACGCTTAAGATCGCGAAGGAAATATTTGAAGAGATGAAGGAAGAGCACGGCTCATACCCGAAACGGCTGCAGACAGATAACGGCTCTCACTTCCTCGGTGTTTTCGAGAAGGGATTCCAGCCCGGGGGGGCGTTGGCTGCGATCAAATATACCAGTGGCATGCGTTACCGTGCGACGTCTCAGTCAGTCGTGGAGCGTTTCAATCAGACGCTGCGCAACATGATTAAGCGTTACGTTGCCTCTGGTAAGAAGGACTGGCCTGTCCACCTCCAGCAATTCGTTGATAATTACAACAAGAACAGACACAACACGGTGAGGATGGCTCCGAACATGGCAGCACAGGCAGAGAACAATCCAGAGGCGATGAAGCTATTACAGCAGAGCAAGGACAGAATCAAAGAGAGAGCGAAGCAGCGAAACAAGAACATGATGACCCTAAGTGAGGGAGACAAGGTGAGGCTGGTGAACTTCAAGAAGGCAAAGGATCCCGGGCAATACAAAGACGAGCCAAACTGGTGGCCTGAGGTGTACGAGGTGTATCACGTCTTCCACTCGAAGGTAGGCAGAGCGCCGCAGTACGCCTTGGAACCGAATCCGCCCACAACCATCGTGAATCGTCCCGGTTACCAGGGAACGATGAAGTCTGCTCGCCGCAAGTTCAGCGTGTACGAGCTCCAGGTGATAGGAAGGATAGGCGAGAAGCACAGCAAGACAATCGCTGTAAGCAGCAACATCGATGTGGCAGACAAAATTGGCGAGGAGCCGGAGCCTGCCAAGGGTATACCCATGAAAGCACCAAAACAGCAATCAAAACCGGTTAATAATGCTCCAGCGAAAGTGCGTAAGTCGTCTAGAACTACACAGATAAACCCAGAGGATTTGGTCGGTAGGAAAGTCAAGGTCAAATTTGACACAGGCAGCTGGTATACGGGACAGGTAAACGATTACCAGAAGGGAGAGCATAGTGTGTACTTCTCGTACGACAATGCAACAGAGAAGCTGAACTTCTTCTTCTCATCGAAGCCAGGATTCGTCGGGCGGGATAGCTGGAAGCTGGTAGCGTAGACGCACCCCCCTCTGAAACACGAACAAAGACACCCACCATATTGGTAGGTGTCTTAGTATTGATTAGTTTAAATTTGGTTTTAAATTTGGTTTTAAATTTGGTTTAGATTGGTTTAGACCACGATTCCATCATCTAGAGGATTAGGCTCTTCTACTATAGGCTCTTCCGGCTCTTCATCGACTCGTATCTTGACTGTTTTGATATTATCATTGTTCTTCTTGTTCCAGTGTGCCACGAGAGCCTCCAATTTGGGAATGATCTGTATCTTACGGGGTCCACTATTTTTGCTTCTCTTCTCATCTTTCCATTCTTCACGTTTATATTCCAGAGGACCTTCGAATATGTAGCCCAGACTTTCCCAGAACTTAGTCTGGCATAGTGCCCGGCTGTGACCGCCTTCCATCTCCTTCTTGTACATGCTATACATCGTTTCCTTCAGTATCCATGCATTGAATCCGTACGATTTCCCCTCCATTTCGTCGTAGAAATCTCCAGCTTCCATGTGGCTACGCAGCCACGCATCGACTGTGTCAAGGTTGTCTGCCGCTTGTTCGCGCTGGAGGTCAGTGATCGGTACTTTGCGGACATTGAACTCAGAGATATCTCTGTTGTAGAGGAAGTGAGCATACTTCGCCGGATCGACGGCAATAATCTTGTCGAAGTAAGCCTTGCTCTCGTCGGTCTGCTCACCCGCCCACTTGTTATCACACTCGAGGAGGAAATCACGGCGAGCACCGTGTTCTGTCGGCCAGAAGTTCTTCTCGTTGGAAAACGCCATGATGTTGTGGTAGCTGTCCTCTTGGTAGGCATCCGTCCGCATCAATCGGATGGGAACGGTGGGCTCAGTGATCAGCGTTTTAATGGACGACTTGTCCTTCTTCATGCCACCCCAGATGGCCTCGTCCAGGACAACGAGCGTCTTGCCGCTCAGCATCGCATTGAAGTCTCCTATCACATGACTCGCCTTCGACAGCGAGCACTGGTGCTTGCGACCGATGATGGCCTGTAAGTGCGAGATACCCAGATTCTTACCAGCCCCTTGCTTCGTCGACCGGAGTCCGATCATCACACCTGTCTTGATGGTCGGCTTCTGCACCACGTGAGCCTGCCAATTCAAAACGTATTCATAATGTTCTTTGTTTCCCTTGCACCAGATGTTTAAAATGTGGTCCAGCAGCGACTCGATGTCACCTTGCTCCGGCTTGATGGCAGACTGACGTGTGATCGCGAAGCCTTGGAACACATTGTAATCCTTACCCACGTAGTACCCTTTACCCTTGACCTTCTCCTCGGGACGAAAATTGATATGCTCATACTCGGCTCGGTACATGCTCTCAACCCAGATTTTGAAAATGTTGTGCTTTATATTGGGCTTTCCATCTGGCCGTTCCTCGAATACCTTGTACTTAACGTAGTGCTTAATCAGAGCGTCATAAGACTTGACCTGATGCGACGGTTCAGACGAGTCTTTGTTTTCCGAGATGAGCAGGTAAGCCGCGTCAACATTCATGTGCGACAGGTAGCCAACCTCTTTGTTCATGTACTCCACCAGAAACCGCTCGCCTTGGTCGTATAGCTGCTGATACAGTGACGTCACGGTCTCGTAGTAGCGGATTCGGTTGTGCTCCTTCGCCCAGAAGTGGATCGTCGAGATTGTGAAGGCACTCTTATTGGTGAACGATTTCCATTGAGATCTGCATTCCTTCTCGTTGTACTTCGAGCTCCTTTTGGACCACTCATCCCAGACGCTGTAAGCACATCCCTGTCCCTTCAGTGCCATGCCAATCTCCTTCCACTCCTGGTGCGTCTCCGGTACGCAGATGTAGAGCAGTTCGATCTCCTTCTCGGTTAGGAGATATGCGACCGAGCCGTCTGCGTTGACAACGGGCACGTTCGGCACCTCGAACAGCGTCTCGTCGCCAGTGAGCAACTGGATGATGTGCGCCTTGACATCGTCCTTGTGTGTCATCGGATTGAGCGGACGGTCTTGGCCGGTCTTCGAGCAGTGTATCATACGCATGGCCCGGTCGCCGTAGATACCCTTGTCCAGCCACTCGGGCGGCTTCTTGTCCAGGTGCTTCAGGTCGCCCCACCGCACCTTCATACCGTTGACGACGAAGTGGTACGAGATGCGCCACTTGTTCTTCTCCGGGCAGAAGCCACATGAATCAGATATCGCAATGTCTTCCTCCTCACATTCGAACATCTCTTCCACGTATTCCCGTCCAATTTTCTTGTACTTTTTCTTTTCATTGTTAAATTCCTCTTCAGTCTCGACGTTGACATCGAGATCGATCATTGGCTTGACTAAATCGTGCTTGCGCAGGACTTCGCACCAGTAGGTGTTGCATCCCGGCTTCAGATTCAGCTCCTCAAGCCCCTTGTAAATTAAGTTCTCTTCATCATACTTCACTCCGAGATGACCCAGATTCACGCGTAGGCGTGCTTCAGTTTGGTTCATCTTTATTCTTTCTATAACATTATAATTGCCAAGTCTTTAAGTAGTTTTTTTCAGATGTTTTTTTCAATTGAAATCGACACATTTCCACACATTTCATGCAAACAATATGAACCGTCCATATCGCACCTCGAAGAATGGTTTCGGCTTGACTTTGTGAGGACGCAATGACGGTATCGGCTGCAAACTTTGCGACACAAATCCGGGAACGTGAGCGATGATATGGTTTGGCATCTATAACAGTTGGGCAGCTAATTGTTCTACGCCTTACTCGTGTTTCCTAACGGGGGAGCCTTCGTGATCTCGTAGATCACACAGCTGTTGCCGTCCGTCCTCGCCAGCCGGCCGTCGGGCAGGTGCACGCTGCTGGTGATGGCGGTCAGCACCTTCGGCTTGGTGATGGTGAAACGGGTCTTGCTGTCGTTCATGAAGTAGAAGTCACTGCCGGAGTAGCTCTTGTCCACCACGGCGATCACGGGCATCATGCCCTGCGAGTTAAAGTAGAGTGAGTTGTCAATCAGGCTGGAGCGGATCGTCCAGTAGGAGCTGGTCTGCTTCACCGGCAGCCTCGTGGCGGTGATGCGCGTTGAGGTCGAGGGCTGCGTGACGGTGCCCAGCCGGAAGATCTCCCTGTTCTGCACATCCCCTTCGGCAGGTCCAGTCTTCGTTACAGTGGTCTCCTTTATATGCTGCGTGCCCATCACTGGCAGCTGGCTCAGCTCCTGCGGTGCGCCCCAGATGTTCACGCTCCAGCCCGTGGTCTGGGTAGAGTTCACGTCCGCGTTGGTGCTGACGGGAGACATGTTGACGGCTGTGTTCGTCGCCCTCGCCTGACGGTTGCCGGGTGCGTGCAGCTGCGCGTACGTGAAGCCCAGCTTCGCCCAGAGGCACTCGTCCCAGTGCAGCTCCGGCACGCCCCAGTCCTCCACGCAGATGCCGGAGCTGGCGTCGAACACCGTCCAGTACTCGAGCAGGTTCAGCGTCATAATGTCCGTTGCGGCGTCAGAGTCCTGGGTCAGAGGGTTGGCTGCCAGCTGGCGCTGCTCCGGGTTGTAGCTGAAGCTCGGGGTGGTCTTGAAATACTCGGGATTGATCTGGTAGATGTCGTTCCCGGCGTCAGGGTTGAGCGGGTTCGACGAGTGCGAGCCAGCCTGCGCCGTGTTGCGGATCTTGCGCGGGGTGTGCAGCCCGCTGAGGTAGAAGCGCGAGCCGGAGGTGTCGAAGCTGATGAGCGGGTTGATTGCGCCCAGGTACACCGCCCCGACCTTCTGGTCCAGACTCTTGACGTCGGCGGCGATGGTTCCTCCAGCAAAGACCTTGTTACGCGACGTGTACACAGATGTGATGCTCAACACGCCTGCACCTCCTTCGTCTTCTGCCTGGGTACCCGTGACCGTTGTCGAGTACGTGCCGGCGTTATACGGCTGCACGCCAGACCAGAGCAGGATGCAGTCGCTGGCGAACGCGGAGAAGTGAACGTCCCAGCCGGCATAACGAGCTGTGGTAGCGGGTGTGGTATCTTTGAAGACAGCTTGCTGCAGCTTGAACTGGATGAAGCCGTTGTCGTTGTAGATTGCACCGTACGCTTTCTCGATTGTGTACGAGGAGGCGAAGGATGGGTCCCAGTCGATCGGCTGCCGCACGCTCATGTATGTCAGGTCGGTGTCGTTGCCAAGCTGCGTCCACAAGCTGCCCTCGTCGTAGTTCACATGTATCAAGCGAGTGGTCTCTCCATACTGATCACCGAATAGCTCGGTGCTGTCGAACTGTGCCAGCTGCGCGTCGAACAGATCCTTCCACAGCGCGACGTTGGCTGGCGTGTACTCGTACTCCAGGGTCATGCGACGTCCCGTGGCGTCCCAAGCCCTGAGCTTCATCTTCGTCTGGTCCAGTGCCTTGCCTGCCTCGAACAGGTCTGGACGCAGCACGCCGATGTAGCGGTAGGCGTCACGGTATGACTGGTCGCTGGCATTGTAGTGTGATTCCGTGAACCCCGCACTGTGCGCGCAATTGAATTCCTGATAGACAGTGGAGGGACAGACCACGCTGTACGGGAAGCCGTCCGAGTCCTTCATGATGTGCGGCGGCTGCGAGGCGTGCAGTGCCTCGGTCAGGCGGGAGCTGATGTCCGCTGGCGTATTGTAGCCGGTGTCGACGGCAAAGTCCAGCCGCTGCCGATAGACCTGCCACTCGTTCAGTGCGACGTCCACACTCGTCGGGTTGTCCTTGACCTGGTAGATAGTGTAGCGGCGGGCGTCGTGCTTGCGACGGTACAGCGATGCGTAGCGCGGTGTGTCTGCGCCGGGCACATGGTCGTAAGTAATGAACTGGTTCCATTTCGCGGGCAGCCCGTCGTCCGAGGCGTCATCAGGTGGACCAGCGCCTTTCCAGCAGAACAGCCTCGGCAGGATGAGCACGTTGTCGGCGTCGGCATTCTTGTAGTAGGAGATCGCGATCGATACCTTGTTATCGTACAAGACCGATTCTTCGGAGCTGAGCGGACCAGTCGGTGAGGTGGTGGTGTAGGTGAGGCTCGTGGTCGTCACGTACTTGCCCAGGAACTCGATGGTGTCGGCGCCCGAGCCGATCTCGTTGATGAAGGCGGAGTGCACAGACACCGTGTCGCCCGGATCCAGCTGGATGCCCGACGAGACCTCGTTCGTCCAGATGCTCGTATTGGAGCTGTTCGTGTTGACCGCCTGCTCGCGGTTGCAGTCCATTAGTATTGTGTTCGTTGACATTATACTAAAGGATAAGATTTTTGGGAATACAATCCAACCATCCAACCATCCAACCTAAAAAGTGAGTTTTGAGCTGGAATTTTTCTCATTTTTTTTCTGAGGTAATTGAATTTTAGGTTGGATGGTTGGATGGTTGGATTAAATTTTGATTTGAATTGAAATCTTCTTTTTTCTTCTTGCTCGTACGCGTGGCAGGCGAGTGGCATGCGGGCGTATAGGCAAGAAAAGAATGGATCATATTTCAAATCAAAATTCAATCCAACCATCCAACCATCCAACCTAAAATTCAATTACCTCAGAATAAAAATGAGAAAAATTCCAACTCAAAAACTCAAATTTAGGTTGGATGGTTGGATGGTTGGAAAAATATTCAAGCATAGACACACGAGAGCCGCCCGTCCTTGAGGTTGATCACCTTGGCGGTCTCGCACCAGACGCGCTGGATGAGATTCGCGTCGACCATGTGCTTCATCGTGAGGCTGAGGTCCACGCCGCGCCCGTTGATCCGGTCGCCCTTGTTGAGCACCAGCGTGATGTACGCCTTCGGGGCGTTGGTGAAGCCCTCTGTCCGGAGGTTGTACCCCTCGAATGTGTTTGCGGTGACATCTGTTTTGCGGCTGCCGTCGTACTCTTCCTTCAGCACGAACGGCGGCAGGCTCTCCGCTCCGGTCAGCAGGCTGAACACATGAGCCCTGTTGCTGAGGTCTCTGGGGAAGACACTTGTATCGTTGTACTTGAGGTTCACGAGGTAGTCGCCGTGTTGCTCAGGCTCATTCCACTGCGAGTTGTAGGTGTTCGAGAAGCTGTCTTGGCCGAAGTCCTCGTTGGTGTTAGCGATGATGATCTTGTTGACCATGCGGTTCGCGCAGCCGAGGTTGCGCGTGTAGCCGGCCTGCAGCGTTGCCGCTGTGATGCTGTTCTTCACGAGCACGTTATCGAAGATCGGGATCTGGAAGCCCTTGGTCTCGATCTGCCGCTGGTAGGTGTCCATGCTGTCTTGATCATAATGAATATAATCAACGATCATCTTGGTCTGCACCGGATTGATACTGAAGTCGCCGTCTGCCACGACTGCTCTGTACCACGAGCGCTTGCCAATCGGTGCGAAGTGGATCTCGATGGAGAGCTGGTCCTTCATGCAGTAGAGCGGGAGCTGGATTTGCTTGAGAAATGGAAAAAGCTCCGAGAGCGTTATCTGCCACGTGGGCTGCTGTGTCAGGTTCTGGTAGGAGTGCATCGTCTGGTTGGTGCCGTCGAAGTCGTTGAAGTTCTCGATGCGGACCAGGTCGTCGCTGTCGTAGCCGTAGTGCCCGCAGCGGCCGGTGAGCACGCCCTCGCGCTCCACCTTCGCCTCGTTGGAGACGAACATCGAGTGGTAGTTCTGGAGGTGGTTCCAGTCGTCGGTCTCGCTTATGGTCTTCGTGCCTGCTTTCAGCACGCACCGCTGGATGAGTCCGTGAGATCCTACGCCCATCGGCAGGAAGGAGTCTTTGGTGGGATTCACGAGGGCAATCTGGAGCTTGGAGTTGGAGTGCAGTATACCTCTGTTCAAGAGCACGAATTTAGCGAAGTTGTCGTTCTGCTGTATCGGCTCGATGATGGAAGTGGATATCTCCATATTCTGCGGCGACGAGATTGCGCCAATCTTGGTTAGGTCTGGGGCTGATTTTGACATTGCTATATGTGTTATGGTTAGGTTTTTAACTCACGACCTGGACGCCCTGGGCGTTCATGATGAGTGTCTGCTTCGATCGCACGTACATGAAGCAACTGTGCGGCGTGTCGGACGTCAGCTCTGAGTTGATGACCATGCCGAACGGCTCCGCGCTGTAATCCACGCCGACATTGGAGATCGTGTCGAGCGCCACGCCCACGCCGAACACGTTGCCGCCGTCGGGCAGGTCCTTGTCTGCCGTGACGGTGCCGGGCGTGTTGTACGGGCTGAGCAGCGTGCGCGCCAGGCGGTTGTACGGCACGATGGAGTTGAGGAAGTTGCGGCTTATCTGCGGGTCCTTGCCCTTGGCCGTGTCCACGTCCTTGGTCGAGATGATGTACTCGATAGGGAACCGCTTGGAGCCTCTGGTGAAGAACAGCTCCTTGATAGCCCTGACACCATCCTTCTCGTCCCTGATGTCGTGCGTGGCGAGCGAGTTGTGGGCGTAGTTGTTGATGTGCTTAGACTGGATGAAGTTGCCCCAGAGCGCGAGCACCGAGTGCAGCCCGAGGGAGAAGTTGACCGTGGCGTAGGACTGGTTGATGGTACTGTAGTAGCTGGATATCGAGTTGTACTCGTAGCTGCCCGTGACGCTGCTGCCCTCCATCAGCTCCGCAGTAAGGTGCAGATCATCGAGCTTGTAGTACGCACCGTCCACAGCCTCCCCTGATGCTCCTGTGTTTGCTGGCGTCCCGTCGGCGAAGAAGATGTTGCTGTCCGGCGAGAGGTTGATCTGGATGTTCACACCTTTGACCCCGTTCTTGCCACTCAGTGGAATAGGAGTTGCTCCAAGCAGGAAGCCACACGGCAACGGGATGGAGAACTCTGCTTTTTCTCTATGAACAAGTGTCTTCTTACCAGCCACGACGCTCGATGAGGTCAGGGCGTTGACGCCCATGTGCCCGGTGAGGTCTTGCTTCGAACTGGTCGTCGGGATGTAGCTGGCGAGGAAGCGTGGGTAGTGCTTGATGTGCTCGATCGTCTGGCTGGTCTGGTGGCTGGAGATCGAGAGCGAGTCGATGACAGAGAAGACGCCGAGGCGCGGCTCCATCGCCAGGTTCGGTGATGCGGTCGCCAGGTCAGCTCCTGTTTTGTTCTTGGCGGTGTGTGCGGTGAACGTGCCGTTCAGCCGGATGGTGCTGCCGAGCAGGGAGCGCTCCTGTGCGCCTATCACGAAGTTGATGATCGGGATGCCCTCCTTGTAGCTGGCTGAGCCTGTTCCGTTGGACGGCGCAACGTCAATGTATTCTCTCATGGGTGATGATGTCATAATATTAACTATATGAGATAATATTATGGCTCAATTAGCTTCGAAGAAGCTCAAACTACTGATGCCGTAGGCGTCAGGACTTTAATTTATGCATGTTGTTAGATCTGAAGGGTTAGATCTGAAGGGTTAGATCTGAACGCTTACTCTAAGGGTTAGATCTGAACGCTTACGTCGTTCTGCTTCACGATGATGGACTTGATGTGAGCCGTCCACATATGCCAGAGCTTGTTGACGGCGGGCGAGTCGTAGGATATCTGGACATCGACGTTCTTTCCGCGCGTGTCCATGGAGCCGCCCTGCAGCGCGAAAGCTCGCCCCAGGCAGAAGGCTTGTGAGAAGTTGCGGAAGGATGTGGGCTGGATGGACGACTGACCGAGAGCCTTCTCCAGCTCGATGAGGTACTGCTGCTCGATCGAGCCGGACTTGAGCAAGGAGAGGGGCACCGGCCTGTCGGGGTTGAGCTTCTGGTCGACGTTGAATCTATACTCCTTGATGCCGTCCAGGATTCCCTTGAAGGCGGAGGAGTCGTCGTTCGTCACCCGTTCTGATGCCGTCATGCTGGTGCTGTCCAGCGGCAACATGAGCACCGCCTTTGCCCTGCTGTTCTGCAACGGCAGCTGGACGGTCGCCTCGGTGTCGGACTGCACCATGGAGTGCTTGTAGTTCATGAAGGAGAGGAAGTCGTAGCGCATCATGCCCTTCTCCTTCATCGACTTCATCATGCTGCCGGTGTAGCCCTTGGGCATGATGACCTGCTGCATGACCAGCTCAACCTCGTCCACGATGTAGCCCGGCTTGAAGTCCGTTTCATTGAAGGAGCGTGAGAACACGTACACGGGTGCTCCTGCGCTTGGCGTGTAATCGTCGGTGAGGGAGGTGGCTGTCACGGTCGCGACCGTGAGACTGACGTCGTTTCCAGCGGCGGTGATGGCGGTGATTGCGCCGAGCACGAAGACGTCTTTCACCTTGTTCGTGTCGTCGCTTGCAATCACAATCTTCTCGCCGACGATGAACGCGCATGTATTCACGGAGGTGATGCTGTTGTCCTGCTTCAGGTTGATCTGGGTGACAGCGGCGAAGCCACTGAAGGCTCCCGTCGCTGTGCCCTTATTGTACTTAATCAGTAAGTCTTT